TGTGTTCTGGCCGTTTGGACGCAGTATCCTGGAACAGATTTACAAGGTCTACAAACAGAAAGAACTGCTGGAAGACGCTATTCTTATCTATCGTGTGAGCCGTGCTCCAGAGCGCAGAATTTTCAAAATTGACGTGGGCAACATGCCAAGCCACTTGGCCATGCAGTTTGTGGAACGTGTGAAGAATGAAATGCATCAGCGTAGAATACCTACCATAACAGGTGGCGGGCAAAACATGATGGATAGCAGTTACAATCCACTGTCTATCAACGAAGACTACTTCTTTCCCCAGGGTGCTGACGGACGTGGCTCTAGTGTTGACACACTGCAAGGCGGTTCAAACCTAGGCGAAATTGACGATTTAAAGTACTTTAACAACAAAATGGCCCGTGGTTTGCGTGTGCCTAGCAGTTACTTGCCCACTGGACCTGACGACTCAGACCGTGCAATGAGCGACGGAAAAGTAGGCACAGCACTCATACAAGAGTACAGATTCAACCAGTATTGTGAACGTTTACAGGCCTTAATTGCACAAAAACTTGACGACGAATTCAAGATGTTCTTGAAGTGGCGTGGATTTAACATTGACTCCAGTTTGTTTTCAATTGGATTTAATCCACCTCAAAACTTTGCCAGTTATCGTCAAAGTGAACTGGATAACACACGTATTCAAGCATTCATGCAGATGGAGCCGTTGCCTTACATGTCAAAACGTTTTTTGCTTGAACGTTTCTTGGGCTTGACTGAAGAAGAAATTAAAGAAAATGAAACTATGTGGCGTGAAGAAAGAGACACGCCTAATATAGAAGCGTCAGGCAGTGATCTACGATCAGTGGGAATCAGTCCTGGCGCTATGGAAACTGACATTGCCACTGGGGAAGAAATTGGTCAAATGGAACCGGCAGCTCCGGGAACACCAGAAGTAGGATCAGCACCTGCAGGCCCTGTAGTACCTGGAGGCGTGGGTGGCGCAGGCGCCCCGGCTGCATAAATATTAACATGATACTCAACGAATTTTATCACAAAGAACCTGAAGCCTATCAAGATCTTGAGCAAGATAATAGCCAACTTGAATTGGGTGATTTGCGTAAAACTCACCTGACTCTGCGTCAATTGAACAAACTGCGTCGCATGAATGATGTGCGTACAGTGGAATACAAAGAAAAACTCAAACTGGTGCGTCAGCAGTACGCACCTGCCCCTGCCGCCCCGGCCATGTGATTTATGGCCTTTTTGGCCTCATAAACCGCGTGTTTTTCTCCTGATGTGTAAATAACATTACACTTTACCTACAGGAGTTTTTCTATGAACAAATTTGAACAATTGATCGAATACGTGATCAATGATGAAGAAAGCAAAGCACGTGAGCTTTTCCATGATATCGTCGTGGAGAAAAGTCGTGAGATTTACGAGAACTTGATGGCCGAAGAAGCCCAAGAAGATCTTGAAGAAGCCGAAGAAATCGAAGAAGGCGAAGACGATCTTGAAGAAGGTGCTATGGTTATGGACGCTTCTGACAATCTTATTAACGACATTGAAACTGAAGAGCAATCAAGCATGAGCATGGAAGGCGAAGAAGATTTCGACGGCGACGATGACAATATGGGCGGCGACGATGATGGTGATTTTGGTGGCGACAACGGCGGCGATGAACCAGCCACCAAAGACGACATCCTAAACTTAGAAGACAAATTAGATCAGTTGATGGCTGAATTTGAAGACCTAATGGGCAGCGAAGGCGGCGACATGGGCGACGGCGACGGTTTTGGTCCAGACGAAGGCGGCGACGCTATTGAAATGGACGATACTGAAGAAATGGGCATGATGGAAGCGGTGACGCTTAAAGCGGCCCCAAAGCCAGTGACTTCTGAAGAAGGCGGTGTCAACAAGAAGTCTACAGTAGCCGCTAATGCAGGCGCAAAAGGCCCAATTGGCAATTCAGTCAAACCAGTACACGCTGGTGGCGAAATGGGCGGACGTCATGATGCTCCAGGTGCTTACAGCAACAACACAAAAGACTTGATCGGCAAAGTTGGTAATTCACCAGCTCAAGGTACACAAAGTCCAAAGCCAGCTACCAAGCCAGTAATGAGCCAAGCCAGCGGTGTTAACACAAAAAGCCCAGTAGCTCGCGGTTAATTAATGAAAACACTAAGAGAACAACTTACCTTTAATCAGGCCAACATCCAGGTTCTAGAAGAATCTGGACCGGATGGTCACGGTAAGAGCCTCTATTTAAAAGGCATTTGTATTGAAGGCAACAAGCGCAATGCAAATGACCGTGTCTACCCATTACACGAAATCAGCAAAGCAGTTAACACGATTAATCAACAGATTAAAGAAGGTAACTCAGTATTAGGCGAAGTGGATCACCCAGATGATTTAAAAATTAATCTAGATCGTGTGTGTCACAGTGTTGAAGGTATGTGGATGGATGGTGATGCTGGTTGCGGCAAAATGAAGATCTTACCAACCCCCATGGGTGAGTTGATCAAAACGTTGCTGACATCTGGTGTCAAGCTAGGAGTTTCAAGTCGTGGCAGCGGCAATGTTGACGACAGAACAGGACATGTAAGTGACTTTGAAATAGTCACTATAGATGTAGTTGCTCAACCCAGCGCACCCAATGCATACCCTAAAGCAATATATGAAAGTCTCATGAACATGAAGTACGGACATAGACTGTTAGAGGTAGCACGGGAAGCGGGCGAAGACAACAAAGTGCAGAAGTATCTCAAAAATGAAGTTGTAAAACTCATTAGAGAACTTAAGATCTAAGGAGAATCTACAAATGTTAGATGCAATCAAACCATTGTTAGATAGCAACCTGATCACCGAGGAAACTCGTCAAGAGATCACAGAAGCTTGGGAAGCCAAGTTGAGTGAAGCTCGTGAACAGGCTCGTGCAGAACTCAGAGAAGAGTATGCAGGACGCTACGAACATGATAAGTCAGTAATGGTTGAAGCCCTGGATAAAATGGTAACAGAAGGTTTGACCGCAGAGATCCAAGCAGTGGCAGCTGAAAAGCAATCACTAGCAGAAGATCGTGTCAAGTTCCAACACAAGATGACAGAATCAGCACAGAAGTTTAACGGCTTCTTGGTTTCGAAACTTGCAGAAGAAATTGGCGAATTGCGTAAAGACCGCAAGATGCACACAGAAGGACTAGCCAAGCTAGAAAACTTCATGGTGCATGCATTGGCTCGTGAAATTCAAGAGTTTGCCGCAGACAAACGTGACGTAGTGGAAACAAAAGTCCGCTTGGTACGTGAAGCCCGCGCAAAACTTGAAACACTCAAAGTACGTTTCGTAAAAGAAAGTGCTGAGAAAATGAGTCAGGCTGTTAGCCGTCATCTCCGGGATGAACTGGGTCAGTTGCAAGAGGATATCAAAGTTGCTCGCGAGAACAGCTTTGGTCGCCGTATTTTTGAAGCCTACGCCGCAGAATTCGGTGCTACTCACTTGAATGAGAAAGCAGAAGTCCGCAAGCTCTACGCTATGCTAGAAGGCAAAAATAAGCAATTGAAGAAAGCCATTGAAATCTCACAACAAGCCAAAGTTGTTGTTGAGTCAAAAGAACGTGAAATACGTATGATCAAAGAAAGCAATCAGCGTCAAGACCTGATGCAAGAATTGCTAAGTCCTCTAAACCAGGAAAAAGCTGAAGTCATGCGTAATTTGCTGGAAAGCGTCCAGACAAGCCGTCTGAAAAACGCCTTCGAAAAGTATCTACCAGCCGTGTTGGAAGACCGCTCTGTGAAAGCCACCAAAGTGATCACAGAAAACGTTTCCGTAGCAACTGGGGATAAAACTGTTCCAAGTAGTCAACAGGAAGATCGCGGTAACGTGATTGACCTCAAGCGCCTGGCAGGGTTATAAAAATTAATTTTTAGGAGACTTAAATGTCACAAGAACTATTAGAAAGCCGCTGGGGCGAGACCAAAGAAGCATTGCTCGAAGGTTTGAACGGCTCAAAGCGCAACAGCATGGGTGTTATCTTAGAAAACACTCGTAAGTATTTGAAAGAGAACGCAAGTTCTGGTTCAACAGCCGCTGGTAACATCGCAACATTAAACCGTGTGATTCTTCCAGTTATCCGTCGTGTAATGCCAACTGTTATTGCTAACGAGTTGGTTGGTGTACAACCAATGACTGGTCCAGTGGGTCAAATCCACACTCTGCGTGTACGCTACGCACAGAGCTTGACAGACACTTCTGCAGCCGCTACTTCTGTAACAGCTGGTCAAGAAGCATTGTCACCATTCACAATTGCTACAGCATACTCTACTGTACCAACAGCAACAGCTACAGCTACCAACTACACAGGCGGTGCTACAGCTACTATGGAAGGTACTGGCGGTAAGCAAATTTCTGTGCAAATCTTGAAGCAAGCTGTTGAAGCTCGCACACGCAAGTTGCAAGCACGTTGGACATTTGAATCTGCACAAGACGCACAAGCCATGCACGGTATTGACGTTGAAGCAGAAATCATGGCCGCACTTGCTCAAGAAATTACAGCTGAAATTGACCAAGAGATTCTATTGTCTCTACGTTCATTGGCTGCAACTGAGTTCACATACAACCAAGCTACCGTTTCAGGTACAGCTACATTCGTTGGTGACGAACACGCCGCATTGGCTGTGTTGATCAACCGTGTTGCTAACTTGATCGCCCAACGTACACGTCGTGGCGCTGGTAACTACGCTGTTGTTAGTTCAGCTGCCTTGACAGTATTGCAATCTGCTACAACCAGCGCATTTGCACGTACTACAGAAGGTACATTCGAAGCACCTACAAACACCAAGTTTGTTGGTACATTGAACGGCGCAATGCGTGTGTTCGTTGACTCTTATGCAAGCGACACAACACCTGTGTTGGTTGGTTACAAGGGTTCTTCAGAAGCAGACGCTCCAGCATTCTACTGCCCATACATCCCATTGATGTCTTCAGGCGTTGTGTTGGATCCAAGCACATTCGAACCAGTCGTGTCATTCATGACACGTTATGGTTACATTGAACTTACTAACACAGCAAGTTCTTTCGGTAACGCTGGTGACTATGTGGGAGAAATTGCCGTTTCGAACTTGTCTTTCAGCTAATCACTGCAAGGCTTATTCAAAAAGCATCAAAAAAGCACCCTTGGGTGCTTTTTTGTTGGCTAAGTATCTGGTATGATATACAACCTTGATCCAAACTGTTATTATTCAAATCGTGCCTATCTTACTCAATGGTTTTACGATGATATTATGGTAATTGTAGATACCGAAACTTTGCCTTTGCGCAACGAACTCTATCGCGAGAGCAATTTGCACCCCGAAAGTCAACGGCTACAACAGCTGATTGATCAGCATTCAATTAAACAGCATGTGATTGATGTGACTCATAATGTGTTGCCTGTACATACTTTAGAAAAAAAACTAACTAGGCCAATACTGACCAACGATTGTGAATACTATTATCGGCCACAGTCGGGTGTGGTATTTTTTCCTGTATTCCTTTGGGGATTTAGTTTGCGAAATCGTCTGTGGCAGAACAAAGCATTTAGTTTTGATGCTGGATCCAATAAAGTTCAAGAAATAATGTGTCTTAACAATCGTCCACGTTGGCACCGAACCTGGTTGTGGGCAGAATTCAATCGTCTCAACACAATCTCTAAGATGACTTACAGTTTTGCCAATTTAGAACCTGACAGCGTTTCTTATACCTATCCTTGCCCACTATTATTACCCGGGGAAGAGCCTGATAACACCCGTAATGATGTTGGTGTGGATTTAAAAATTTATCATGACACCGCAGTAAACTTAGTTACTGAAACCAGTGTAGATGATATTTTCTTGACTGAAAAAACCTGTAAGCCATTTATGGCCAGACAGATACCTATTATAGTATGTGGTGCTGGAACAAACAAGTTTCTGGCAGATATTGGTCTGGACATGTTTGAAGACATCGTGCCCTGGCAGAGCTGGGATAGTGATTCAAACAATCAATCAAGACTAGAACAGATTGCTAGTTTTGTTGACTGGTGGGTGCGCAGTGGCACAATCATGGGCACTTATCAAGACTTGCTGCCCAGGATTGAACGTAACAAACAATACTTCCATAGCGAAGCTTTTAGACAACACATCATGACTCAGATGAATCAATTTAAATTTTAAACCACGAGAGATATTGTTCTACTTTTTTTATAACACTAGGCCAGTCGCCAAATTTGGGTTGTCTAAACAATCTAGCAGTGGAATACCAGGGTGAACTATCTCTATCTAGTAACCAGCGCCAGTCTGTGGCAAAAGCATTAAGCATGACCCATACAGGGCGCCCCAACGAACCAGCTAGGTGAGTAATGGCAGTATCTACACTAACGATAACATCCAAGTGCATCATAAGTGCGGCAGTGTCAGCAAAACTGCCGATTGATCCTGGCCAAAGTCTAAGCCCAGCGTCGGCTAGAGCCTGTTCTTCATCGGACGTGGCATCTACTTGTAGACTGATCCACTCATACTCAGGATGACTCTGGATCATGGACAACACCTGATCAAAAGGTACACCTTTGTGTTGATTGAGCCAGGAGTCTCT